AAGACGCCTCCGCGGGCGGAGCCGAATGGAGGGTCCGGTGATTGACCTGCGATCAACAGCCCGCGCCAAAGACCGCGCGTTAGCCAAGGCGGTTGTATCGGGGATGGAGGCGGCACATGCCGGTTGATATACCAGAAGGCATTGCGCTGAAGCCAGTCCCTTTTGAGGAGGCCATCGAGTATTTCAGGTCTCTCGGCCTGGCGCTATCCGAGGAGGAGGCGCTGGCGCTCTGGCGGGAGACCGGCAAGCAGTCGTTTTATATCACCGGCGTCAGAAACCTCGACGCGCTCGAGGATGCGAAGGGCTTGATAGACGACGCCTTAGCCGAGGGCAAGAGCCTCGGCGCTTTCAAAAAAGAATTCGAGGAACTGATGCGCGGCAAAGGGTGGGCTGAGAAGCTCGCCGAGGCCGGCCTCACCAAAAAGCAACAGGCCTACAGGGTCGAAACAATATATCGCAACAACGTCCAGGCCGCGTACAACGCGGGACGGTGGGAGCAACAGCAGCGTAACAAGTCCCTCCGCTCCTACCTCGAGTACGACGCCGTGGACGACGGCCGGGTGAGACCGTCTCACGCCTCGATGGATGGCAAGGTTTACCCGGTGGACGACCCGGTATGGGACGAGTGGTATCCGCCCAACGGGCATGGCTGCCGCTGCAAGGTGCGCAGCCGCACGGGCAGAGACATCGAGCGACGTAACTTAACCATAGAGCGCAGCGACGTATCCCCCCCCACCATCAACCCGGACTCCGGGTGGGAGAGGAACCCCGGCAAGTCCGACTGGCGCGCCGATCCCGCCGGCTACTCGGGTGAGGGCAAGAAAATACTTGCGAGCATAGAGGCGATCTATGATTAGCCTCCGCACAACGCTCGATGACGTGGGCCGCGACAACAGCCAGATTCTGGCCGCGCTGGTCCGCAAGCTCGGGAATATCGAGCCGGTGATGGACGCCATCGGGGCCGACCTGGAGGCGGCCGCCGAGCGGGCTTTCGATTCCGAGCGCGCCCCGGACGGCGAGGCATGGAAGCAGTCCGAGCGCGCGCGGAAGACCGGCGGGCGCACGCTCCGCGACAAGAGCATCCTTTACAACTCGATCACGCACAGCGCGGACCGGTCGAGCGTGGCCGTCGGCAGCAACGTGATCTACGCCGCGGTCATGGCCCTAGGCGCGGACCAGGGAGAGCTCGGGACAACGCGCCGGGGCAGGCCGATCCCGTTCGGCGACATCCCCGGCAGGCAGTACCTCGGGATTGACGACGTCGCCCGCGAGGACATCAAGCATACACTCCTGCACTTTTTGAAAGGGGGGAATTGAATGGACTTTTACATCTCAACCTGGTCCGGGCCTCGGCCCGCCGGAGGCGCTCCGGCGGAATTCCAGGTGTTTCCCTACGGAAAAGTAGAGGCCGAGGGATACCCCGATCTCTTAGTGGACGAGGCCGCGATGGACGCCGTTATCCGCATCTTCGAGTCCAGAAAAAAAGACCTGATGGTGGATTATGAGCACCAGAGCCTGGGCAAAGTGCTCGACAAGGACGGCGGGCTGGTGGCCGATTTTTCCAGCCCCGACGGCACCGCGCCCGCGGCGGGCTGGATCAAAAAGCTCATAAACAGGGGCAGGGACGGCCTGTGGGCCGTGGTGGAGTGGACTGACCGGGCGAGGGAGCTGATCGAGAAAAAAGAATATCGCTACTACTCGCCCGCGTTTAACCGGGATAAGAAGAGCGGCAGGCTGACCGAGCTGGTGAACGTTGCGCTCACCAACCTGCCCAGGATGAACGGGCTCGCGCCCTTGATCGCAAAGGGCCGGGCGCAGCCGGGCGATGAGCCCACAAAGGAGGGAGGCATGTTGGAAAGAACGAAAAAAATCCTGGGCCTCGCCCAGGACGCAACCGAGGCCGACGTGGAGGCGGCGGTCGAGGCCATGAAAAAAGAGCATGGCGAGCTCGCCGCTTTCAAGCAGGGCATCGAGGCACTGCCGAAAGAGGGCCCTCCCGCGGGCGGAGACGTGCAGACGGTGATAGCCAAGGCGATCACCGACGCGCTCGAGTTGCCGGAGGGCTCCAGCGAGGAGAAGGTCGTCTCTTCAATCACTCTGCTCAAAGCCAACCCCGACCAGGCCGAGTACGCAAAGCTGGCCGCCGAGGTCGAAGCGCTCCGGGCAAAGGATGTGGAGAGAGACGCGCGCGAGGCGGTGGACGCGGCCATGAGCGCGGGCAAGCTCCTGCCCGCCAAAGAGGAGTGGGCCATGAACTTCGCCAAAAGGGACCTCGAAGGATTCCAGTCATGGGCCAAGGACGCTCCCCAGGTGATCCCCGTCGGCAAGCTCAACCTGGACAAAAAAAGCACAGCCGGCGCGGCCTTCACCCCGGAGGAAATCGAGGTCGGCAAACAACTCGGCCTCACCCCCGAGCAGATGAAAGCCGCCAAGCGGCCCGCGGAGAAAAAGGATCCCTGGGGCGTGTGACGCCCTTACGGGGTCGCGCTGCTATACGACAACCAATAGCCCGCGCCGGGCGGCGCGGAAAACGGAGGAGGGAAGAGATGAAGAACAGATTGAAGATCGCCGGACTGCTGGCCGCCGCCATTGCGGTGCTGGCCGTACTCGGCCAGGTTCTGCCGCCGCACACCGCGGGGGCCACAGCGCTCAGCGCGGACCGGAGCACCAACTACTACGAGGGCGGGCAGTTCTACTATCCCGTCTATCAGTCCACCACCATTTATCAGGGCGCCCTGGTATGCATCAATTCGAGCGGCTACGCCATCCCCTGCACCGACACCGCCAACCTGATCGTGGTGGGGGTCTCGCTCGAGCAGGTGGACAACTCCAGCGGCAGCGACGGAGACGAGACCATCGAGGTTCGCGCCGGGACCATCGAAAAATTCAACGCCACCTCTATCACTCAGGCGATGGTCGGCCAGGCCATGTACGTAAAAGACGACAACACCTTCGACGACACCTCGACCAACCTGGTGTTTGCCGGAGTGCTGGTGGATTACGACTCCGCCACCGTCGGCTGGATAAGGCTGCCTAACCCCGAGGGCGAGCTGGCCGCGTCCAACGTGATCCTGATTGACAGCGCCGGTAACCTCTCGGCCGTTAACGTCGAGGCTGGCATCGCCGAGATATTTTCGGACCTCGCCGGCAACACCACCGGCATGGGCGCGTCTCTCGTGGGCATCGAGGACTCGGCGGCCAACTTCGCGGCCACCGATGTCGAGGCCGCGCTGGCGGAGATCATCGCCGACTACGCGGCCACAACCAACGGCAACGGCGCCTCCAAAATCGGCGTCGAAGACTCCGGCGCGCTGACGGCCAACGCCGACGTGGAGGCGGTCCTGGCCGAAATACTCACGCACATACAGACGGCCCAGGCATTCATCCCCATCGGCCTGACCGGCCTGCGCGAGGCCTCCGGCAACGACATACCCGCAATCGACGCGGGTGACACCATTAACGATCCTCCCGGCGGCATCCTGGCAAAGGACACCACGCCCATCTTGGAGTACGCCAACGGAGACACCGACTCGGCCCTCCGGGTCAACTGGGCGGGCGGCAATTCGGACCCCGTGGTGTTTCAGACCGCTCTCCCCCCGGACCTCGACACCGCGGCCGACGTGGTGCTGCATCTAAGGGCCGCGATGGCCGGCACCGACGATTCCCCGGTGCTGGCGACCGACTGTTACTTCAACGAGGGCGACACCAAGGTCGAGGACGGCGTGACCATAACCGGCGCCTCATACGCCGAATACACCGTCACCATCGCCGCGGCCGATGTGCCCGCGGGGGCGCAGACCATGACCTGCGAGCTGACGCCGGGCACCCATGCCACCGACGCTCAGTATGTCACTGCGCTCTGGATCGAATACACACGCTCGACGCTGACCCAGTAAGGTCGGCGAGAATAAACCGAAAGGGGGAAATTGATTATGGCGACAGTAAACAGATCGCTTCTAAACGCCGCGAGGACTGGCTTTCAGAGCATCTTCAACGAGGTGTTCGAGGATATGAAGGAAGGCGAGTTCTGGTCGAAGGTGGCCACCAGGGTGGACAGCACCGGCCGCGGCGAGGAGTACGACTGGCTGGGAGATATCCCGGCGGTCAGGGAGTTCGTCGGCGAGCGCCAGATAGGCGACCTCAAGGCCTACCAGTACTCGCTGGTCAACAAAAAGTACGAGGCCACCATCGGCGTGCTGCGCGAGGACATCGAGGACGACAAGCTCGGCCTCTACGCTCCCCAGGTGAGGAGGCTCGCCACCCGCATCATGCAGCACAAAGACAAAGTGATCGGCGACGCCCTCAAAAACGGCTTTTCCGAGACCTGCTATGACGGCCAGTATTTTTTCGACACCGACCACGAAATAAACGGCGCTTCCGTGTCGAACACCGGTGGCGGCACAGGCACTAACTGGTTTGTGCTCTGCACCAAGGAGCCGGTGAAACCCCTCATCATGCAGGTGAGACTCGATCCCGAGTTCACCGCGATGGACAACTCCGACGACGAGGAAGCCTTCATGCAGGACGTGTACCGCTACGGCGTGCGCGACCGCAAGCGGGCGGGCTACGGCCTGTGGCAGATGGCCTACGGGTCCAAGGACACGCTCAACCAGGCCAACCTCAAAACAGCCATTCAGGCCATCCGCGAGTTCACCGACAATAAGGGCGAGCCCCTAGGCCTCGTGCCCGACACCCTGGTGGTGCCGCCGAGCCTGATGTGGACCGCCAAGAAGCTTCTTGAGCACGAGTTCCTCTCGGACGGCGCCGGGGCCTTCACCGACAACGAGACCAAGGGCGCCCTGGAGAACCTCATCGTTACCGCCTGGGTGTCCTGACGCCAGGACGGGTGAGGCCGAATGGATACGGGGTGCGGGCCGTTACAGCCGGCGGCCCGCGCCCAAGGGATAAAACAAACGAAAGGAGAAAAGGGATGATACAGGTCAAGGCGAACAACGGGAACCCGAACGGGTTCCGCAGGTGCGGCTACCGCTTCACCAACGACTGGCAGACCTTTGAAGACGGACACTTCTCAAAGGCGCAGCTCAACGCTCTCGAGGCCGAGCCCAACGTGGCGGTCCGCAAGGTGGCGGTCCGCAAGGCGGAAAAGGTCGAGGCCGCCGCCGAGACCGTCAAAAAACAGCCCGAGACGAAGGGCAAGAAATAAAAAGCTGGCGGCCTGGGGGCGGGTGCTCCTTGCTCTCAAGCGGATGCTCCGCCCGTCCCCTCCGCCGGAGGCCACGCGGCCGCAACGGGTGAAACATGAAAAAATATACGATAGAAAATGACGGCAAAACAGACCGCGTTAACACGGGCATCGTGGTCAGGGCGGGCGACTCGATCACCATGACCGCGGACGAGCTCAAGGCCGCTTTCGCCAGAAAGGGCCTCGGCTGGGATGCGGGGATGACCCTTTTGAAAGCCGACAAATGCCTCAAGGTTGAGGAGGCGTCAAACGTGACGCCCCTGCCGAAACGCGGCGGCAAAAAAGCGGGACCCAGCCAGGACGAAAAAAAATGATTCAGCGCGGGCTCACAATTTTGGTGACGCACGGCCCGAACTTGCGGGCCTGCCCCGGGAGGCTCTCCCGTGGCATATAGCACGCAAGCTGACATCCTCGACCGCATCTCCTCGTCGGTGCTGAACTCCATCGCCGACAAGGACGGCGACGGCTCCGCGGACTCCGACGTGGTCTCGCGGGCCATCGCCGACGCCGACTCCCTGATAGACAGCTACGTCGGTGTGAGGCACTCGGTGCCGCTCTCGACCGTCCCGACGGTTGTGCGCTCCTGCTCGGTGGCGCTGGCGGTATACAACCTGTTTGTGGCCAACCCCCACGCCTCGGTGCCCGAGTCGTGGGCCGAGGAGAGGAAACAATGGATGAGCTGGCTGCGTGACGTGTCGAAGGGAGTTGTGAGCCTGGGAGAAGACGACCCCGATGGCTCGCCGCCCGACACCCACGCGCCCGAGATGGCCGGCTCGAACCCGGACAGGCTGTTCACCCGTGACGACCTGGACGACTACTGAGCGGGCATGTGCCCGCTGACGGGGCCGAATGGATAGACATGGATGACTTACAGACAATAGCCCGTGCCACAGTCAATGAGCCGGGCATGGCGTCCCGGCCGGGTGAGGGTCCGCGCACATGCGCGGTAAGGGGCGCCGCGTGACCACGACGATTGGTGACATACAGGCCGGCCTGGAGGCGGCGCTGGCGGCGCTGGTCACGGCCGGCACGGTCCAGGCGGTGGACGTGGTCTCGCGGCCCAGGGGCTCGATGGAGGAGCATCTCGCCCGCATGGGCCGACAGCCCCCGTACCTGGCGGTGCTCTACACCGGCGGGCCGTTCCACGAGGTCAACCGCGCCGCGGGCGTTTATCTTCACGAGGCGCGCTTCACTGCGATCATGGGCGTCTCCGGTTTGGGCGATCCTGAGGACGCGCGGGAGGATGCGGCGGGGGTCGCCGCGGCCCTGATGAACGCGCTCCACAACCAGGACCTCGGCCTGTCTATCGAGCCGATCCGGTTTGGCGGCGGCTTGCAGCTATTGAACTGGCTCGACCAGGTGCTGCTATACGGGATGGATTTTTCAACCGAGTTCGAATACGTAGTCTCGGACGAGGCGGGCTAAACGCAGAGATGTAAAGGCGCAGAGGAAGATGGCTTTGATAACGACATACTTCAGGGGATGGAAGGCCCGGCGCACCAGGAGGGGCGAGTGGCGTTACTTCGACGCCGGCGAGGAAGTCGGCGAGGAGCGCAGGTGCCCCGAATGCGGGATGTTCGCCTCACCCGTCCGCGTGGAATTCAGGGATGAAAAAATAGACTCCTGCTTGGCGGACATTGTCGCAGCCCTCGCCGATTATGGGGTGGAGACTGACTCTTGTTGCTGTGGGCACGGAAGAACAAGGGAGCCGATCCCGTGACAACTGACGCCGTGACATTCCTTGCCGCGCTGAAAAGCGCGCTTGAGGACGACTCGACTGTGGGCGCTTATAACGAGGCGGTCAAGATCGAGCGCATCGATCCGGCCAACCCCGATCCCGGAGACCTGCCGTGCTTTTCCACCTGGGGGATTGTGATATCTCCCAGGGAGCAGGACCCCGAGGTGATCGGATGCGGCGCCAAGCAGGACATACTCACCGTGGACCTGGTGCTTTTTCGCAAGGCCTGGCGCGAGGGCAATTACCTGACCGGCGACTCGGCGGCCAACGCCGGCATATACAAGTTTGCAAAAGATGTGTTCGGCGTTGTGGACGAGAACAATTTTTCAAACTCGATTGATCTTGTCGGCGGCAGGGAGGCCGACGAGCCCATAGTAATCCGCATGGTCCAACGCGATTATTACGTTACGGCGGTCATCACTCTCGATGTGAACCTGCCGAGCTACGTCAGCGAGTAGCGCCGGCGGGCGCCGGCGAAGGGAGGCAAAAAGAAAATGACTGTATCAAGCGGCTATGACCAGAAGGTGGTGCTCAGTCCGTACATCCAGGGGAACTGGGGCACGCGCCTTGTTGACGGGTCGCTCACAAAATCGTACCCGCTCAAAACTCCGCAGCCCTTGGAAATCACGCCCAAATGGGAGGACGATGGCGAGGAGGCCGGGAAAGGGCACGAGTGGCTGACGCGCCAAGACCTCGAGTACTGGGACACCAGGCTGCCCCTCCAGTTCGATCTCGACGCCTGGATGGCGGCATGGATCGGCGCGTTCGGTTTGGGGAGTGCTTCCGAGGCCGGTCCCGGCGAGGACTCCGAGTACACGCACACGTGCCTGTTCTCCGACCCCGACACGGTCGACCGCCAGAACCCGTACACCTCGGCGGTGATTTACCAGCCCGACCAGGAGCTCTACGTGCCCGACCTGTGCGTCGCGAGCTTCGAGCTGGCGGGCCAGATGAAGCAGCGCCCGACCCTCTCCTGCCAGCTCGTGGGCTCGGGCAGGACCTCCGACGCCTCTGCGTTCAGCTTCCCGTCTCTCAGCGCCGCCGATTTCCTGCGCATGTCCGGTTTGCAGTTTCAGCTCGGCGAGTCCGGCAGTCTGGTGAACGTGTCCTCGAAACTGCGCACTTTCACCCTCTCGGTCAGCAACAACCTCCGGGAGGACGACGGCTACGCGCCGGGCTGCGGCAATTATCGCTCGCGCCTGCGGTACGGTAAGCGTGAGCTGACCTTCACCTTCACCCTGGAGAGGCCCTCGGGCACGACTTACAAGGATTTCATCGAGGCCAACACCGAGCTGCAGGCCGTGTTGACCTTCACCGGCGCGCAGATCGGCGCCGTCGGCCCGGCGTATTACACGCTCACCATCACGTTGGAGAAGGGATACCTCAAGGCTATACCCAAGGCCTACGAGGAGATGCACGAGGTTATAAACGTCGAGTGGACCCCGATCTACAACTCTGACGACCAGGGGCCCATCAAGTGGGCGGTCGTAAACACCGAAGCCGAGTTTCTGAAGGCCGAACCCTGATATCAGGGCGGGTAGCGCCGGCGTCTCGCCGGCAAGGGAGGCAAGCGATGGGGTATAAAATAGAGAGCAAAAAAAAGGTCGAGTTCGAGGTTGTGCAGAACGGCGAGACCATCAGGGTCACGCACATTTTCAATGCGCCCACCACCGCGGCCCGGATCGATTACAACCGCGCCACCGTGGACGTAATGGCCCGCCGGATTGAAGGGCGCGAGGACTCCTGGAAACTGGCGCAGGAGCTTTTGGAACGGCGCTGCGAACTATGGAAGGACCACATCATCGCGGTCGAGGGCTACTCGATAGCGGAAGACCTTTTGCCGGACGGCTGGAAGGAGATCATCCCCCTCGACCACCGCGACCACGCGGCGCAGGCGTTGCTCGGCGAGGGTAGCGTCAAGCGGGAGGAAAAAAACATCGAGGAGGGTGAAGATGCCCCGGACCCTTTGGCGGGGACGCCCCCGCGGGCGAGCCGGCCGGATACGAGCGCAGGCCAAGGGGGAGAGAAAAAGCCGGACCCGGACCAGCCGGCGGCGGCATCGCCGCGCCCGGAGGACTCTACGAGTGCCTGAAGCGCCGTCGAGAGCTCGCTTCCGATCGCTGTCCCGGCCGGGAGATATGCCCGCTCGTATTGCAGTCGGACTCCGCCTGCGAGGGCTGCAAGAGGGCTCCCACCGAGGACCCGCTCGCCGGATGGCTGACGCATCTCCTTCTGCTGCAGGACATGATCGAGTGCGGCTGCCGTTTCGGGCCGGACGACCTCACCTGGGACGAATGGATGGGCCTGGGCGAGCTCCGCGCGGCGCAGAACAGAATATGGCAGGAGGCGCATGCTTCCAACTAGACCCGAATGGTGATGATGAGATATACGACAATAAGAGGTATCTCCGGTGGCTGATGATCTGAAGTATAAGCTTGAGATCGCCGGCGACTCGCGTGGCGGGCAGAAAGCCGCAGCCCGCGTCCGCGACGAGCTCGGCAGACTCGAGAAGCGGATTGGCGGAACTGACCAGGCCGCAAAAAAAGCAGCGGCCAAGACCGGCGGTCTCTCCAAACTGGGCAAGGAAATCGAGAGCCTGGCGGCCGGTTTCGGTGCGGTGTATCTCGCAAAGGTCGCGTTTGACAAGGCGTTGGCCCAGGGCCGCCAGGCCATTGCCTACAAGGCCAGCATGGAGGACCTGAAGGACGTCCTTATCACCGTGCAAGGCAGCGCCGAAAAGGCTGAG